TGTCGCCGTCAAACTTCCACTTCGACCAGCTGGCCTGCACCTTATTGATGCCCTGATCTCCACCCGTCCACAGGTACTTGTAGACGTACAGCAGCTCTCGATCTGTCGGACTGCTAGCCACTGCAAAGTCCACTGCTTCCCCCACATCGAAGTGGGTCACAACCCCAGGCAAATACTTCGGGCAGTTCTGCATCGTGTCATTGCTGCCACCCAGGTTCAGACCCAGTCGCCGCTGATTAGCGCTGAAGAACTGATACTCGCGGAAGTGCGTGTAGCCATATTCCACTGATGGGAACAGCACCTGCGCACCAGCTTTCTTTGGCCGGATGTTTGGGTTCATCGCGATGTTCGACAGCCTGATCACCAGTCCGGTCTCAGGTGTCATCACGTCTCCATCAGCAGCTCTCACCTGGAACTGTGATGTGGCACTGAACGTCAGCACCGTGTCGTCAACCGGCAGCATCCATTGCAATGGCGTGCTCACCTCTGACTGACAGCGCAACGCAAACGAGTCGGAGTTCGAGAACGACTGCGCCGTATCCAGGAAGAAATTGAATGCATCGTCTACTTCACTGAAGACAATGCTCTCTCCACCCAGCACCGTGTAGCGCTGTCGGAACAGCTGGTGATCACGGATTGGATTGCCGATGAACTCAGGGTCCGGGTTCGTCTTCTCGTTACCTGCTGTCCGCTCACCCCAAAGCGGAAACGTGTACTTCGTTCCGCCTAAGTCTTTCTCTTGTCCGCTGGCTGGTCCAAAGAACAGCTTCCCTGCCTCAGCCCTGTAGAGGACATAGGGCATCGTGTTCCAGTTCAGCTTGTAGTTGATGCCTGGCTGCGGGCACTCAGACCAGTTGCCGTCAGAAACCTTGCCACCGTTCTGCGCTTGGTCCAGCACGTTGAACTCAAGCCACAAGTCATCGACATCGGTGCTGGGGTCATTCACCACCTTCACCCGGTACTTGTCTTTGGCGATCAACGGCAGGCTGGTGATCTCTGCCACTTCACTTGTGAAGGCCCGACCCAAGGTGTTTGACCTGGAGTCTTCCAGCCGCAGGTTCATTGCCGACCCGTCTTTCCTCTGCAGGTAGATCGTGTAGCTGGTGATCTGTCTTGTGTAGACGTTCGTATCGATGCCCGCGTACAGACCATCAGCCACCAAGTCCGTGCTGATTCTGTTGTTGTCGTCGTCAGCCTTTGGTGTTGTGAACTGTGCAATCTGTACGTCGTTGTCATACAGGGTGTAGGTGATGTTGTATGTCACACCCTGGATGAACACCATCCCCTCATTGCGAGGAGGATTTGTTTTGACGTTGTCCCATGCCGTCACCACATTCCGGTTCAGCAGCAGGGACACCTGTCCGCTGCTGGCCAGCACATATCCCTTGTAAAGCTCTTTGGCGTCCAGGGCTGCAGCGTTATAGAGATAGCTGCCAGGACCAACCTTCCATCCAGGCACGTTGTTCTTCACCTCATAGGTGAGGTCTGTTCCATTCACGCTGACTTGCGTGTCATCCAGTGCTGCCTGGTTTGTCCAGATCTCAAGCCGTAGATCTTTGCTGGCCGTGCCGGGTGCATCCGGCCAGATGATGATCTGATACGTCTCCTCTGTAGATACCTCGATGATGTCCAGGAAGAAATCCTCGATGGATCCATCCCGTAGCTTCCCGATATAGCGAGACGGGTTGCGCTTCGTCAGGCCTTCCACCGGGCTAGACCAACCATTGATCTGCTCAGTCCCCTGCCCCATGGCCCGCAGGTAGTCCGGTTGTTGACTGACACCCTGAATGAGGGTGTCCATCTTCACCTCAACAGGCGCGGATCCTGGATTGGAAACTCGCTTCTGAACTTTTGAGCGGGCCATTAGTTGCGATAGCGAAGACCTTGTGCGGGCATGTATCCACCACCTTGGCCAATGCCGATGGTGTTACCCCAAAGCATGTTGTGTTCTTGGCCAGCCTCTTCAGCACGAATCAGCTGGTTCCGTGCATAGTCCTCATCAGTCATCGTGTACTGATAGATGACATTGCTATTGATGAATCGATCTGAATAGATCCTTGCCGACCTGATGGTGATGTACTGCTGTCCGGCATGAGGGCACTCATCCCAGTCAAGGTTCCGCACCAGTTCATTCACCACAACCTGATCGATCACATCTCCGAAGTCGAACTTGCGTTTGGCCTTGTCGTAGACCTTCAGACCACGCTGCACGTATTGCATGTTTGGCGTGGTGCTGGGCCAGAACGTTGCTCGTAGCGTGTCGCTCGGCAACACAAACTCATTGCTTGCGTTCTTGTTTGATGGGTAGTTCAGGTCTGTGTTCCAGCTCCACCCTTCAGCCAGCACATCACGCTTGACTTCCGCCAGTGTCTTGCGAGCTAGTGCTGCATCAGTGATGTCCAGCGTTGCGCTGCTGGGCAGTGATGCCACTGGTGCTTCACCAATGACACTGAGCAGAGTGTTGACGGCTTCGAGTTCAGTCATGTCAGGTGTAGCGGGTGGACCACTGGAAGCCGAGGTTGTCAGTGACATACCCCGACACTGCATAGATAGAGCAGCTAATTGATGATGTGGCGTTTACGGTTTGCCCATGCTGGACGGTGACGAAGGGCTGCTTGTCGTCACCACGAATCGTGGCTTCACCGTTCCTGACCTTCCACTCATATCGGAGCAGGTTCTTTGGAACAGTGCCTGTTACGTCACCGATGTAGGTGACATTCGACCCACCCGGGAGGAACACGGTCCCACCATTTTGGAGTCTGGTTTCCTCTGGGTCAGCAGAGTCCCAGACCTCAGCTACACCCATGGTGTATTGGCCAACGTCTTGGAGGGAAGCGAAGCTGTTGACCGTCTCGGCTGGATCCGCAGAGTCGTTCTTTGCGTTGCATTGAAGACGGACCTGGCCAGTCATCGTGGGCCTGAATGAAACTTCCAGGGCGTGGTTGCTGTAGGAAGTGAAGGGGGTGCTGACCCAGGCAGCGTCAGCGTTCTCTCTCTGCTGCCACCGATAGCGGTACATGGTGTCGCTTGGCCCCCCTTTGAAAGCGGCGACCTCAGCAAAGATCTCTTCCCCCACCATGTATGTGTTGCCGCTTGACCAGTGGGCTGCCATGACCACGGTGATGGGCTCTGGCGGAGGGGGTGGTCCAGGCGGCTGCATCACTGCATCGCCGTAGCGCTGGCCGCTGCCTGCATCCACGTCAATCGTCCAAACAGCAACGCTGTCTGGATGAGTGTTGGGCAAGATGCCTGATGGATCAGGTGCCTTGCTGTCGTGGGGCAGCGGCTCGTAGCTCATTTCTTCTTGGTGGATTTGGTGGCTTCAACTGCAGCTACATCGCCGCCTGTGCCTGCAGTGGATTCAGGAACCCAGTCGTCACTGTTTGTGCCGGGGACAAACAGATCAACTGCATCCAAGGGATCAAGTGTTTGATCGTCTTGCCAAGAGAATGTCTGAAGGACGCTATCGACTTTGATAGTGGTTGCCATAAAAAAAGGGGGCATTGCTGCCCCCAACATAATTGCTCCGATGAAGTGAAGCCAACTCACTGGGAGTTGTAGATCTCCACGCAACATTCGGGACGCAAGGGTGCAAAACCACATGCATACTTGGCCACCATAAGTGTGGACTGATACATGGTGTTGTAGTCGTTGCCTGTCATCTGCATTGACAGATCACGCAGTTTGACTACACCTGCAGCACCACGCTGATATGCAAGCATCTGGGTCTGACGCATATCAACAGATGACAGCTGAGTGTCAGTTCCGTTGAACACGTAGCCCTGCTCACCAGCCTTAGCAGTCACATTGCCTTGGGCGATGTTGTTGCTAGGAACGATGGTGAAGCCTGCAAGCTTGGCGATCTGGCCTTCCTTGTAGGAGCCGTTAGCGCCTTGCTGGTTGAAGTCGAAGTTCACTGCACGGCTTGATTGGATCAGCGTGTAGAAAGCTTCTGGGGTGCAGGCCAGGATGCGATTTTCAGAAGACACATCCTTCTCGTCCAATGCACGGGCAGCAGCAAAGACTGCAGCCACGTAGTCATCGGCGGTAGGGAGGGCCTTGTTCAGGTCAACCCGTGAACCAGTACGTGCGGCTTGATCAGGTGACAGACCAACTGGGTTGTCAGCTTGCAAGTCAGCAGTAGAAGTTCTTGCACCGAGAGTGATAACACGCGCAATGCGCTTGTCATATTCACGGGAAAGAGCCTCACCTAATTCATTAGAATAGATGCTTCTAATGTCGTAATGATTCTTGGCATCTTGAAGGTCATACAATGTTGCATCTGCAATGAGCAGATCGTCAATCTTGACGACTACTTCGTTCTGCTCCATCTGACCCTGACCAACGATCATCTTTCCAGGCGTATGGAAGGATGCCGTGAAACGGCCAGTAACAGGAAACTGTGCAGATTTTCCGTTTTGGATAGTACGAGTTTGGACAGTATCACCAAACACGTTTACTCTTTTGAAGGCAGAAAGCACTTCTCCAGAGAACACTTTCAAGAAAAGTGCATTGTCTTTTGCCCAATCACCGGAGCTACCTTTGGCTACACCGGGGTTTGAGAGTGAGAGATCTGGGGCTGCCATTTTGCAATGAGATAAAAGGTCGGTTGTTAGCTCGCCTTTGACTCAGGGTGGACCGCAGTCGGCCTGATCTTTGTTGAACTATTCACAGGCTATCAACTAATGAACGTTGTCAACCATCAGCTAGCAGACGAATTGAATACATCCGACATGCCGATACGCCGCTCAACCTCTCTTACAAAAGCAGGGTCACGTCTACCTGGATCGCGATAGCGAGGATCGTTCATCATCTCCACCACTTCAGCCTCGCTATTGAAGGGCTTCGCTTCTGACACGGGAGTCCGACCACCGCCCAGCTTTGGCTCGTAACCACGATCCTGCTGCATGTCCCACATCACGCCCTTCAGCATTGCCTCAAGGCCACCAACATCGCCGCGCTCAATAGCGTCATTCCACGCGGACTTGGTCTTCTCCTGCATGTTTGTGGCTGCCCACTCCTGCAGGTTGCGGTACTTGTCTTCACCGCCAGCCGCTGCAAACAATGCTTCCTGCATTGCCTGAGCGTCCTGCTCACTTATCCCTTCGTCCTCATCTTCGTCGTCGTCTTCCCCTTCATCGGACTGATCCTCTTCCTCCTCATCAGCTGAGGCTTCGGGCTCGTCCTCTTCCTCATCATCGTCAGCCTTGCCTTTGTTGTAGGCCCGCTGCAGTTCCTGATAAGCAGAGGCCAAGTCGTCAACAGACTCGAACCGACCGAGGATCTTGTCGGGTTCAGCAGCCTGTTCTTCAGCAGCTATCTCAGCTTGTGCTGCCTCGACCTTCGCTGCTTCAGCTGCAACTGCAGCTTCATTGTTATCACCAGATGTGATGGTGACTTCACCGCCTTCCATAGCCATCAGCCCCGGGCCTCCCCTTCATTGAAGCCGTCATAGACAAACATGTATCCACTGCCGTCTGGATAACGGAGCAGATGTTCTCCTGGTTTTATCTTGTAGTTGTCAGGTGACTTAGGCCCCTGCTGTTGTTGGGACTTCTGGCGGCGGGGGATTGGTTGCTCCGGATTGGATTGCATTAGCAGTCAATTGCTGCTGCAATGCTAACTCCTCTTGCTGAGATTGTTCAGCCTGAAGTTCCTCTTCCGTCTTCACAAGTCCAGAAGTTTCAATACTATCTGCAGCTGCAAAACGTTTAATCAATTCAGTTGGATTGATATAGTTCATTAGTGCCTCGGGTCCTAACGTTGCACCAATGATCTGTAAGAAGTTAGTGAGTCTTGCTTTCTCATTGTTCCGACCGATAGCTTCCAGACCTGTCGTCACCTGAGGTTTGATCAGTCCCTTCGGCAGTGGTGGCATGGCTCCCTCCACTTCCATCAGAGAGATCACACGCTTCACCAATGGCAGCTGCAACTCTTGGCTCAGCTGGCTGTAGGTGCCACCCAGCCCCTCTTCCAATTGGCCTGCCATAACTCTGATCTCTTCCGCGCTGACACGTTCCGCGTCCCGACGCACCGACTCATTCAGCAAGAACGAATAGGCCAGCCGCTTCTCGATCACCTGCATTGCCTGCAGTGCTGTCCCGAAGTCACCCTGCTTGCCAACCTGCAGCGGCTGCACATCATCAGCATTGCCACCAACAATTGCACCGTTGCTGCTGTTAGACAGCACGTCAGCCCGGGTCACACCATTGGGATTCACAAGGAACAGACACTTGGCTGCAATCAAGCTGCCTTCAGTTAGTGCCTGAGTCAGAGAGTCCAGGGCCTGCAGGTCTGGCAGAACCTCTTCTACAAGCGAGCGACCGTAGCTCTCTCCACTGATCTTCGACCAGCGCAGACAGATCCAAGGGTTGCGATCAACGGTGGTAAAGCCAGCCGTGGAGTTGATCTTCTCCCCATCGAATTCCTGATACCACTCGACTCGATCCTTGTCGTAGTCGATCTCCACGTAGGTATAGAGATCATGGTTGGCGTTGGGATCTTCATCCTTCACCGCCGCATGGCCAGGGGGCAGGTGGTCAGCAGTCACCTGCTCACGCACCACGATCTCCCTTACATGTCCTTCGGGATCTCGATGACAGCAATAGCTCCGCAGTGAATACATGCGGATCGCGTCCGACTCGACGTACAGCAACGCATTGCCACCGACAATCAGATGCTTCATCGCCTCGAACAGGGATGACCGTGCCTGCAGCTCATCGAGCTTCGCCACGATCTCCCTCTCCATATTCGCCAGGGCTACCTCCACCTGGCTGACGATCTCTCCCTCCTCCTGTCCTGAGGCCTGGGCCTGCTGACGCAATGCAGCGCCATCAATCATCAGTCGGAAGAACGGATCGCCACTCGGGGGGTAGAGAGCAAGCAACAGCTTTGCTGCCAGGGAGCTGACACCTCTACTGCCCACGCCTTGATTGCAGGTATGCAGTTTGTTGAACTGATCCCCTGTCGGGTTGGTGTTGTTGTCCGACTCCGGAATCAAGCTCGGGATGGTGAGCTTGGATCCGTCAATCGCACGGCGTAGATAAAGCGACCGGGACAGCTGAAGGTTCCGGTAGCGAGTAGCTGCTGTTTTCTTGGCCATCAGGCGAGCTGCAATCCAGCAGTGGAGGAGGAGGGTTTGGACAGACCAGTGTTCATGCGCAAGCTAGAGATCGTGTTGTTCTTGGCCTTGCGCTTAGAGGTTGCAGTTGAGCTAGTTCGCTCGTCCCCGTAGGAGATGCTGCCCAAACTCTCTACCTGTTGAGGCACGTAAGCATTGGCAAGGTTGCTGGCCTTCCGCTGCTGCTCAGCCTGAAGCGCGGCGGCTGCAGCTGCCTGCTTCTCCTGGTTCTGAATCATCAGGTTCTGTTGATACAGCTGCTCAGCCCGAAGCCTTTGGTCATTGGCTTGGGAGATCTTCATCGCCTCGTTCTGCCGCAGGTTGGCCTCCTGCAACATCCGCATTGAGGCGTGGTTGCGGGAAATCTCGTCGAGGTAAAGCGCTTTCTCTCGCTGACCCTGGGCCTGCAATTCATCCCGCTGATTGTTCAGCTGGGTAGTCATGCCTTGGACCTGTTGAGCCATGAGGTCCATGCCTGCCTTGTACTGGGCAGCCAGCGGACCGAAGCGATCGGGATCGACAAGGGCGTCATTCGCTAGCCCGTCAACTCCTTTCTTCCGCATGTATTCGTCATATCGCTTCTGATCATTGGGGCCCCAGCTGCTGCCACCTTGCAGCGCGATCTTCACGCCTGCTGAATCCAGACCATTGGGGATGCCCTTCGCCCAGTTGCTGTAATCGTTCCGGTTCTGAAGCGAGTTGATCCGATCCTGCGCAGCATTGCGTGCGTCCTTGCCAGACGTGTCGCCAATGTTCTTGGGACTCCGCTCAATCTTTGTGTTGCGGATGTCTCGGGCGCGGTCATTACCTTGGTTGGCTTGCACTTGCAGGGACTCAGTAATCCGTGCGGCAGCCTTCTTGACCTTCTTAGAACCACCTTTCTTCTTCTTCTTTTCCTCCTTAGGGGGCTCGTAAGACTTCTTCTTGTCGTCCTTCTTAGAACTGCCGGAATAGGATCGCTGGCTGGGCCTTCCCCTCTGTACCTCCCATGGCTTCTTCTTATTCTTCTTCTTCTTAGCCATTGGTCAGCCCCCGGAGAAAGTGAATAACAGACCGTTGACCTGAACTGTACCTAATCTGATCGATTGAGTCAGTAAGCCCTGGCGTCTTCTCCGGGAACAACTTATCTAATGCATCTAAACATTCATCTGTAAGTTGCTGTGTGATGATTCGCTTCAGGGAATCGGGGGACTCCATATCTTGCAGGCTTTAGTCTCAAAATCATACTCACCTTTACGCAACAGTCTTGTCAGTCGCGCCGCCGTGAGCGCTGACTGTTGTGGCTGCTCCACTTTCCCTTTCGTTGCATAGACATGAACAGCTTTTTCCCAACACTCCAAGGGCTTTGACATATCCCAGCCCGCAACTTCTCTTGCTGCTCTAACTGGGCCAATCGACGGACATCCTGGGATGTTGTCAACCTTGTCACCGATGAGGACTTGTTCCCACCAGTTGCGTTCTGCTTGTTCCAGTCCGATGAATACTTCATCCTCTCCAAACCAGTAGTGCCTTCCGGGTATTTGTTTGAGATCCTTGTCGCGTGATGCAATGACGTAGTCCTTAAGTTCATGCTGTAGTGATGTTGCAATTATACCAATCAGATCATCCGCTTCTATCTTGTCATGTTGCATAGACCTTGGCTCATTAGCAAGGATCTCTGACTTGAGAGCAGCGAACCCGATTGGTTTTTTCAGTCCCTTCCGGTTCCCCTTGTAGTCCGGGTAGATGTCCTTGCGAAAGAAGGACCCAGTCGTGAAGCAGTGATAGGTGTGCTCGTCCGTTGCATCGAACTTCTTTTGAAGCGCGATGACCTTGTCGTAATACTCCTGCCGCGCATCATCCAGCCGGACATACCGGGTGTAAACGTCAGGCTGCAGTTCGATGTCCACCTCCATGGCGGCCATGGTGCTGAATAGCAGGATGTCGGAGTCAAGAATCAGATGGGTCACTGAGAGCTAGCGATTGGACGGTGTCAAGTGCAACGCGGTAGCCACGCCAGAACTCTTCCGAGTCATGAGCTGACCGCCTAAGGATTTCGATGGTGCTGAGGATGTGCCTTACGTCTCGACTAATCGATACATCAGAGGATTGAACGCGATCGTGCTCTTCAGCCCGACCTCTCCCGTTTCGCGATTCTTTTTCAGGAAGCATTTGGTTTCATTGCCATTGGATTCGTCCATCGGATTGCGTTGCAACATCCAGATGTATGAGGGGATCTGACCTAAGGACGCCGATCCTCGAAGGTGCGACAGACTTGGCTCTCCCCCTTCCTCGAACGCTTTACCCATACCTGTGTCTCTGGAGAGATGGCTGACGATGACGAAACAGAATCCGAGATCCATCGCGATCGTCTTGAGTTCAGCAATCGCCTTGTCAATAGTCCGACGCTGGTCAGCGCGAAGATCAATACCATCGGCCAGAAGTGAGAAGTGATCAAGGAAGACAACTTTGCATTCCTCATTGAGGACGTAATGCTTAACGGTTGCAATGAATGAGCGCAGGTCATCCATGCCGAAGCGATCCAGCAGGCAGAGGTTGTGAGCAAACGTCTTGGCCGCAGCTCTCATCGGCTCCTCGTTCTTCCTGCGATCTTCGGGTGACATCAAATAGAAGGGGACACCCATGCACTCCGAGAGCATCCGCTCGTAAGTAGTGGTGACTGATTCCTCCAGTCCGATGTAGGCCACCTTCACGTTCTGTCGGTCAACCCGACACAGATCCAGGGCAATAGATCGAGAGAACAAACTCTTGCCGATGCCAGTACCAGCTGCGATCAGGTGGACTTCACCCGCACGCATCCCGTTCGTGCATTTGTTCCACCCCTTCCAGGGGAAGGTGTAGCCCTGGTTCACCTCAGGGTTCAGCACCTTGTCAGTCAGGCTGTCTGCCCGGATGACACCATCAGGTCTGAAGGGGTGAGCTTTGGCCAGGGCCAGCTTGATAGCAGCCGAGTCACCTTCGACCCATGCATCACTGGCGTCCTTGTAAGGGAAGCCCGTGACCATCCGGGTCTTGGGTCCGATGATCTCTGCTGCCTTGGGTAGCTCTTTGGCTCCGGCCTCATCCTGATCAAAGAACAGGATCACCCGCTCGAATCCAAGGATGAAACGAAGGTTGTTCTCGATCTGTTTCTTGACTGACCCGGTCCCTGAGTTCAGGGAGCAGACAACAGTCTTCCGCAGTTCGGAATCACTGAGGCATTCGTAGACCGACATGCAGTCCAGCTCACCCTCAGTGATGATCAGCGTTCCTTCCTTGCCGGTGTGCTGGCCAAAGAGCATGGTGTTCTTTGACTCGCCCACCCATCGGAAACCCTTGGGCTCCACGATGCGGATGTGAGTGGCCACCACCTTGTTCTGCTGGTCTCGGACGTTGGCGTAATGGCAAACGCCATAGGTGTTGTGTCGTCCAGCGCTGTAGTCGTACAGGCGGCAAGTCTTTTCAGAGATCTTGCGGCTGCCAATCTCTACGAACTGGCCAATGGGGAGCACAACGCTTGGGGCTGGTGTGTTGCTGATGCTGTGGTCTATTCGGTTGTTGGATTGCATTGCGTCAAAGACAGACTGGTTTGATTCGGGTTCATCTCGTCGGTAGTTCTCTTCACAGACGAAGCAATGTGTCCAACCTTCGTCGTTGGTTGATGCACCGTCGCTTGATTCGCATCGGTCACATGCATGGTGCATCTCGACCCACTTAGCCATTGGTTAATAAGATGCTCAGGGATTGGGATAGTGCTCCAAGGGATTCCGTTCTTAGAACACCAGGCGGCGTAAGTAGTCTTTGACTTCTTACTGATTGTCATAAACGGACGTTGCAAAGCAACTAACAGACGCATGTCAGGGTTGGCAATGAGAGTTGCCAGGACCTTGGATCTGTCTGCGGGGAACCAGTAGCCCTTGACTTCAATGTGGAACGGATGTTCCCCATCAATGGTGAAGTCTGGGGTGTAGCGGCCCTTGCGGTAGTAGACGAAAGATTCTTTTTCGTAAGAAAAGGAGAGGCCCTGCTTTTGCAAAGCCTCTTCTACCTTTGTCTCCAACCCCGATCGGTGTCCCCTCTCCCGATTGCGGCGGATGTGCTCAAGCATCAGAGCGGCGGCAAGACTTCCTCACCATCCAGGATGCTCAACGACTCGGTGTCGTTGGTGACGTTGCCTGCGATGGGGGCCAGCGCTGCAGGTGCAGCACCACCTTCCTTCAGTTCAGAGATCTGGAATCCTTCAATCTGGAACTGACAACCAACAGTGAACTTGTCGTAGACATACGTCTTGAATACAACGCTGCCGGTAGTTTCCCTGCCAATGACTTTGTTGAATGAAGTCAATGGTGTGCCATCAGAACCGTAGATGATTGGGGCAGAAGTCCTTGCCTCCTCTCCGGTTGCGGGCATCGTTCGTGTTGCGTTCCGCTTGAACGTGAACAGCATGTTGTCCGGATCAGGCAGCTTTGTGCCGTCAGGCTGCAGGATCTGAGCAGCTTTGTAAGGCAGCTTGGCAGTGGTCATCCCTGCGGCGACCTTGGGGCTGCGCTTGGCCGCTTCCTTAAGGGCTTGGTCAACAATATCCATGAGCGTTTGGGCTGTCTTCATGTCAAAGACAACGCCCAGGTTCCACTCCAGCTTGTTGCTGAACTGGTTGAGGCGTGGCTCCTGAATGGTGCCGAAGGCGATCTTCCCGATTGGTGAGATGTGGACTGAATCAGTCATGTCTGATGTGTTTGGTGTGTGTCTTGCGACTTGCTAATGATAGAGCAACAGTTAAATGCTGTCAACAGAAGAGGAAAGGATTCTCCCCGATCTGCGTCAAAGCAAGGTCATCAACTGCAGGTGCAAGTGGGAGCTTGCGAGCTGCAGGCATGTTGCATGTGGCTGCATAAGTCGATGGCCGTATGAAATGGTCATCGCTATGGAATCGTGAGAACTGATCTCGCAATTCCTCTCGCATCAACGCCACGTTTTCCAATGTCGTGGCGAAGCAATCATGGACAGTCACCATCGGCTTTTGATAGCAGCGGGCCCAATGATTCACGAACCGTTCTAAGAAAGCTGCATCCAGGGCATGGATGAAGTGAGCGCTCAATCCATTCCGTGATGCTGCTTTATCAATCCCGCCCGCATCTTCCCGGGCTTTGAATGACACGGTCCGACCACTGACAGTGAGATGGCAGCGCTGATATTCAAACGATCGCTTGCCCGTTGAGATCCACACGTCATTAGGCGAGAAGAATCCAGGCAGCCTGTTGTCAGGGAACGTGTCGCTGTACTGCCGCAGCCATAGATCCAGCCGACCAACACCAGGGATGATGTTTGCCACCGCTGCATTCACCTTGTCTGCCAGGTATGCAGCCAGCTGAGATGACTTCAGATCTTCGCCACCGTCATGCGACGGCACATTGAAGTTGGCATAGGCCTCCTCGATGTGCGCACGGATCGCAGTCAGCAGGGTTAGGTGGCTGCGGTTGTAGATGACAGGCATCACTGCCTCTTTAATCAACGGTCTTTCGATGGCGACCGTTCCGTTCTGCTGCCACCAGTTGGCGAGCTTATTGAACGGGTCATAAGCATCGGCATGGACCC